CGTTCTCCTATTCAGCAGGGCACATCTAAGCTCGCCGATAAGTCTGGTTTCAAGGGAAGTAAGACTCCTATGACTCGCGCTGATAAAACACAAGGCGACATGAAACCTGTAAAGACAGCTGCTTCTTCTGTTAGCGCCCCTGCGTTTTCAGAATCAGCATTTATCAATGCGCCAGTTATCAATGAATCAGACGAAGACGTTATGGAAATCGAACTGATGAACGGTGATATCATCGAAATCAATTCAGATATCTATAACTCAATTCACGAAGTATTTGATAAGCTGAACACAGGTAATCAAGTTGTATTCAAAGCCGCCGTCAACGAAAGCGCTGATTCATTTGAGCGTATCCTTGATTTCGTCGCAGAAGTAATGAGTGAGGACGAATAATGGCTGCTGAAGGTATCGTAAACAAACACAATAAGGGCGGTTGGGTCATTGCGAAATTCAACGCAAGTGGATTCTTGAAAATGAATCACCCAACAGCAACCATCGGAGCAAACTCTGCTGGTGAAACTGTCACTCGTATGAATATCGTTTCAGCTGAATGGTCATGTGGCAATAATACATATTGGCAAGTTCAGCGTGGAGCTAATACTATCCTGCTTCTTACAGACGGTCAGCACGTTATGGATCTTTCTGATTCACGACTAATTGACAACGGAACAGCAGAAGCAACATCAAACGTTGTCGTAACAAAAGTAGGCGTAGGTCCAGCAACACTTATTCTCAAGTTGCATAAGACGACCTCAATCGCTGGAGGCTCGCAATACTAATGAAACTCATCTGCGAAGTAAACGAAGATCTCAAGATCATTACAGAATCTAATGAAGCAGGTGAAAAGCAGTTTTTCCTTGAAGGTATCCTCATGCAGGGTAACGTCAAGAATAAAAACGGTCGTATCTATCCAACACAAACACTAGCCAACGAAGTCGCTCGATATAATCGTGAGTTCGTTGAGCAAAACCGCGCTTATGGTGAGCTTGGTCATCCACAAGGTCCTACGATCAACCTCGAGCGCGTATCTCACATGATCAAGTCACTGCGTCAGGAAGGCGATAATTTCGTCGGTCGCGCAAAGATCATGGATACTCCATACGGAAATATCGTAAAGAATCTGATGAAGGAAGGAGCCAAGCTTGGTTTCTCTTCACGTGGCATGGGATCGCTAGTAAAAAGAGGCGATATCATGGAAGTTCAGAACGACTTCTATCTTGCCACAGCTGCTGATATCGTTGCTGATCCATCAGCTCCGCAGGCTCTCGCTAACGGAATCATGGAAGGCAAGGAGTGGGTTTGGGACAACGGCATTCTTGTAGAAAAAGAAGTCGCTCAAATCAAAAAGAGTATCGACGAAGGATACGGCACAAAAGAAAATCGTGAAGAAATTCTTCTGCGCGCATTCAATACGTTCCTAAAGAAACTCTAATTACGCCATTTTTATAAATAAACTAGAAGAATCTTCTAATAACCCTGAGGAGAATATCAATATGTCAGGTCAGGAAAATAACGTCGAAAAGCTCGACGTGCAAGAAGCAAAAAAGGCGAGCTACGGCGTTAATGCTGAGATCGCTGACCCTACTGGAGTTCAGGCATCAGTTCCTGGTGGCGTTGCCCAGCAAGGTGAAAAGTCTGGTCCTATGACACAGGGTTCAGGCATCAAGCCATACACCAAGGTAGGCATGATCAATTCAATGGTTCAGGCTCTTGGTGGTATGAAGAAAGCTGAAGTATCAGCTATGTACGATAAGTTCAAGGGTGATAAGACAAACCCAACTCAGGGTTCTTCTGTTGATCCAAAGCAGCGTTCAATCGGCGAAGACGTAGCTCCTCGCGTTGCACGTATCACTGCAGAAGATATTGACGTTTCAGAAGACGTCAAAGCAATTTTCGCTGGTATGGAAGTATCAGAAGAATTCATTACTAAGGCTGCAGAAGTTTACACAGCAGCCGTTCTTTCAAAGGTCAATGAGCAGCTCGAAGCTGTAGACGCTAAGTTTGACGACTCTCTGTCAGAAGAAGTTTCTTCTGTAAGCGAAGAGCTCGTTGAGCGCGTTGACACATATCTCGACTACGTTGTTGAACAGTGGATGGAAAACAACTCCGTCGCTATCGAACGCGGTCTAAAAGCTGAAATCATTGAGTCTTTCATGTCAGGCCTGAAGGGTCTGTTTGAAGAACACTACATCGATCTTCCAGATGAAGCAGTTGATGTTGCTGAAGAACTCGCCGATAAGGTTGAAGCTCTTGAGTCAGCTATCAATGAAGAAATGGAAAAGAACATTGAGCTTTCAAATAAGCTCAAGGAATTCGAACGTGATATTACGTTCGCAGAAGTTTCAGAAGGCCTGACAGATACGCAAGTCGCAAAACTGCAGTCACTTTCTGAAGCAGTCGACTTCGAAGATGCAGAGTCATACAAGAAGAAGATTGCTACTCTTCGTGAGAGCTACTTCCCAACAAAGGCTTCGGCCGGGTCTTTGACAGAATCAGTAACTCTCGATGAGGAACCAGTGGGCGACGACGTCGCTGAAAAGCAGGTTCCAGTTGAAATGGCTGCTTATATGTCCGCAATTTCACGCGGCATCAAAAAGTAAAAACAATTAGGAGAAATAGTAAAATGGAATCTCTGAACGAATCAATTCAGAAGAAGTGGCAGCCAGTCCTGGAACATCCTGATCTGGCTCCCATCAAGGATACACACAAGCGCAGCGTAGTTGCTCAGCTTCTGGAAAACCAGGAGAAGGCTGCTCGCGAAGACGGATTTGGTTCAGGCGGTTATCGCGCTCCAGGCCTCCTGGGCGAAGCTGCTCCAATCAACTCAATGGGTTCATCTTCTTCAACAGCTGGTGACGGCTCGGTCGATACTTTCGATCCAGTTCTGATCTCGCTCGTTCGTCGTTCGATGCCAAACCTGATCGCATACGATATCTGCGGCGTTCAGCCAATGACAGGTCCAACAGGCCTGATCTTCGCAATGCGTTCACGTTACAGCACACAGGGTGGTTCAGAAGCTCTCTTCAACGAAGCTAACACAACCTTCTCTGGTTCAGCTGCTGGTAACACAGCTTCACGTTTCGTTGTTGGTAACACTTCAGGCGGACGTGTTCAGGAAGCTAACGATCCAACACTTCGCGCTTCAGCTGCTACAACTGGATCATATACTGTATCAACAGGTATGTCTCGTTCAGCTGCAGAACGTCTTGGTGACGGTACTGCTGCTGGTGGTAACTTCCAGGAAATGGCATTCAGCATTGAGAAGGTTGCGGTTACAGCAGTATCACGCGCTCTCAAGGCAGAATACACAATGGAACTCGCACAGGACCTGAAGGCAATTCATGGTCTTGACGCTGAGACTGAACTCTCAAACATCCTCGCTTCTGAAATCCTGTCAGAAATCAACCGTGAAGTTGTTCGCACGATCAACTACACAGCTTCTGCTGGTGCTCAGGAAAACGTAACAACGGCTGGAACGTTCAACCTTGACGTTGACTCAAACGGTCGTTGGATGGTTGAAAAGTTCAAGGGTCTTCTGTTCCAGATTGAACGCGAAGCTAACCAGATTGCCAAGGCAACCCGCCGTGGTAAGGGTAACGTTCTGATCTGCGGATCGGACGTTGCATCAGCTCTTCAGATGGCTGGCGTTCTGGATTACACTCCAGCTCTCGCTAACAACCTGAACGTTGACGATACAGGTAACACTTTCGCTGGTGTTCTCAATGGTCGTATCAAGGTCTACATTGACCCATACTTCGCATCGTCAGCTGGTAACCAGTATTTCACACTCGGCTACAAAGGCTCTTCAGCTTTTGACGCTGGTCTGTTCTACTGCCCATACGTTCCTCTCCAGATGGTTCGCGCTATCGGTCAGGATTCGTTCCAGCCTAAGATCGGCTTCAAGACACGTTACGGAATGGTTGCAAACCCATTCGCAACATCTTCAGCCGACGGTGCTATCGGTGCTCCAAACACCAAGGGTTACAACACCTACTATCGTTTCGTCAAGATTTCAAACTTGATGTAATCGAAACCCTCCATGTGGGAGGGGATAATAAGACGGGTTCAAACCGCAAACTGGGGGATCTTCGGATCCCCCTTTTTTGTTATAAATAGTCTTATGAGCGCAGTCGAAAATCTACCATCAAACATCAACTTCCTTGGGCAAAACGGTTTTCGATTTGCAATCAAGAGACTTCCTGGTGTGAACTATTTCTGTCAAGGAGCTACGATTCCTGCAGTAGGAATGAACGCAATCGAAAGCCCAACACCTTTTGCTTCTGTTCCTCGTCCTGGCGATAGAATCACTTATGATCCTTTGGTCATTCGTTTCAAAGTAGATGAAGATCTAACGAACTACTTCGAGATCCAAAAATGGTTGGAAGGTTTGGGTCACCCTGATAGCCTACAGCAAACGCGAGATCTATCTAAGAACATCAATAACAATCTTATTGCTGGAACACGCCCAGTAGGTTACTATACAACTTTCCTATCTGACGCCACACTTTCTATTCTTACGAGCGCCAAGAACCTCAATAAGAATATCTTCTTTTACGATCTGTTCCCAATCAGCCTAACTGAACTGAGTTTTGAGTCGACGAACACTACGATTGAGTATCTTGAGGCTACAGCCACATTCCGATATCGTAAATACGAACTTGAGCAATAATGACCCCTGAACACAGTTCTTATTATATCAGCAATCAATCGAGTTGTCAAGACGAAAATAAGCCTTGACATTCGTGCATCAATATAGTATGATATCATCATGAAACTAGAAGATATTTACGCCATGTGGGAAACTGATTGCAAGTATGATGACCTCAACTTGGATAAAGAATCCCTCAGCATCTCATCCCTCCACGCCAAATACAATCGCTTGCTGAGCGAAACGCGCAGCCAGTTGCGTTCTGCTGTAATCAAGAAGAAGTCACACTACAGCACACTCCGCGATTACTATCTTGGCAATCTCAACAATCCTGAAGACCTAGAACGCATCGGGCGCGCTCCGTTCCTAAACAAAGTTCTCAAGAACGAAGTGCAGGGCTATATCGACGCTGACGGTGATCTAGTTCGTATGGATGAACGTATAGCCTTGCTTGAAGAAAAGGTAGAAGTGATTGTCGAGATCATGAAGTGCATTCACAAGCGAGGTTATGACATCAAGTCCGCTATTGAGTGGAGAAAGTTTACGAATGGTTTCTGATCTAACACTTACGAAAGTCAATGAAGCTATGCTTCGCGTCGAAGG